TGGGTGGGGGATGTGGCCGGCTATTTTGCCGACGGAAGATATGACACCCTTGAACCAGTCGCCCAGTCCGTTTTCGCGGACTGGCACGCCAGGGGGCATGTCGCGGAGCAAGCGGCTGTACAGCTCCAGAGCTTTGGCGTCGTATGGCGGAGAAGGCTTGGCGAGGGGCATAAGATCGACCTCGCGGGTGTCGGGGAAACGCTCGATCCAGCAATTCATCGTGCACGTCAGGGTTGACTGGTCGGCCAGACCGGTGAAATACTGGCCAGACTGGTTGAGCGGGGCAACGTACAGTGGTGGAACATACTTGTACGCGCCGGTGCCGCCCCCAGAGGTGGTCAGGGCGGGCAGGTAGCACACCGTTGGGGCGTCGTCGTCCTGGTAGATAGCCGAGGCTTCGGCTCTGCCTTGGGCGGGTATGACGACGCTGTTGAAAGTAAACGGCGTGTAGGCCCCTTCTTTCGCGTGCCACTGGCGCGTACCGCACAGCAGCATCGCCTCGGAAATGTCCTGAGGATGGAAGGGGCACTCGGTCATCGATTGGCATCCGACGACCGCGACCGAAGGTACCGTCTGCACCAGCAATCGGCTGGTCGGGTAGTGGTACGGAAAGGGGTTGCGATAGACTACCACTTGGCCCGACGCGTCGATCTGGGCAGTGGTGTTGACCACTTCGAAACCCCCAGCGATAACGCGAGACGGGCCCGTGAAGTATTTCGCGTTGAGGGTGGCACGGCCGGCAATGACTGAGGTTCCGGCGATGATGGTTTCGAAGTCGGTGGTTGATCCGCTGGCGCAGGCGATGGCGGTGACTCCTCCCCAGTTGATGGAGGGAGCGCCTTCGGCGGCGTTGACGACAGATCCCTCCATGACGTGCTTCTTGAGCGTCTGGGCCTCGAAGAAAGGCGCGGAGGTGAAGTGGCAGTCCCAATTGCCCGCTGCGAGACCGGCGGGCTTCTTGACGGTGAAGGAGACCTTGACCTCCTGGACGACTGAGGCGGCGATGTTGTCGTCCGGGTAGCCGATGCAATCGACATCGGTGTCGTGAAATGGGTCGCAAGCGACGATGATCCAGTTCCGGCCGGATTCGGTGATCCCGACCGCGTCGCTGAAGCGTTTGAGCAGCAGTTCTCCGCGTCTGGCTTTGGCTGACATTGCGTGGAGGAATGGGTGTCGTTGATGATGATGTAGAGTTCCGTGTTGTGCAGAGCAAATTCGATAAGTAGTTTGCGACACCCAGACTCTGAGGCACTCCGGGTTGGGCCTGTTCGGGTGGGCAGAGCAGGTAGTAGGCGACCTTTTCGCGGGCGGTGGCGAGACCGTTGGCGACTTTGAGCGCCAAGAGTCGTGCCTCTTTTTCCGCGTTGCAAGCGGCGGCTTCTACGGCGGCAGCTATCAGATTGTCGTCTTCTCGGTACCGGTGTTTGAACTGGCGGGCGACTTTGGGACCCATGTTCTGGGCGGTTTCGGTCGCGGCCATGCCGAAAGCCACGGAGCCGCGGTAGAACCGGCCGACTGCACGCAGCAGCCGTGTGGGTATCGCGAAGAAGTCGCTACAGACTTGGGTGGCGTGCTGGCGGTATTCAGTCGCGGCCTGTACAACCACTTGTTTAGCGTCGCTTGCGGCGTGGTCGAGGACGTCGTACCGGGGTGTGTGATGCGTGTAGGCCATGTCCATCATAGCTGTGAGGCTGATGCCCCAGGCAATTGATGTGATCCAACTTCGGTGCGTGTTGCTATCGTTGCGTACACGCAGCCAAGGGATGGCCCCAGCCATGGCTGCGGTGTTATAGGCCGTGTGGAGGGCGCAATTGACGCCGAACGCCATCACAGGATGGTTGGGCAGGGCGTCTTGGACCATTTGGTACACGTAGTGGCCGAGGGCGGGGACGACAGTGGCAAGGCCGACGCCGGCGGCCTGCACGTTGCGCGTGCACTCGAAAGCGGCGATGCTCCGCGTGAACATTGGCCCGATCGAGGCCCGGGCAAATTCCTCGATGACCACGTCGCAAAGCAGGCTGGTGGCGGGGGCGATGTTGTTCGTAATAGTCCGCCAGAAGCCCAGACTTTGGCAGGCGGGGTCGGCCCACTTCGGCCTCTCAGGCTCGTGGTCGACGGGCATGTCGCGCGATCGGAGTATGTTGATGGAATCGTCACGGATCATAATGGGCAGGGTAGGTGCTTCCCGTATCAGGCGGATAGAGTGGCGGATGTCCGTGCGTGTGAGGCCGTACAGGCGGTAGTAGGTCTCGTAGACCGCGTCGTCCTGCGTTGCTGCCGTCGCACGCTGGGCTTTGTGTTCCTCACGGGGCACGGGGATCGGGGCGACCTTGGAGTAGCGCTGCAGTACCTCGTCGACGGCCTCGCGCATTAGCGGCAAGTGGCCGATCATTTTTTGTACGGATAGGGCGACACCTTTGGCGTAGGCTGCTGGTTTGTTACGGACGAGCTCCTTGCGCACAGCGTAGAACAGTTTGGGGAGCATCCGCCCGGGCTTGGGGCCGAAGGCATGGCCGTATTCGTTGGACGCTGGCCAAAACCGGCCGCTAAATATCTCCATCTCGTCGGGGAATCGTGTCCATTTTTGTTTGGCGCGCAGGCCGGCCATTATGTAGTGCAGTTCGAGGCGGTCAAGGACGCGTT